TCAGAAAAATTTTTGAATATTTGCCTATCACAATTTTAAAACAAACAGATATGTTATTTAAAGTATTAAAACATCCGAAGACACAGGATCCTCAACGACCGATGGAACCTGAAATTTATGTAGTAGAGGAAGCAGAATTGTTACACTTCCTGCATGAAAATGCAAAACCCGGCAGTAACTCTGTTTTGGTTTTCGACGTTTTCCCGGAAGAAAATCTCTATTTATTAAGTAACGATAAGGATTAAATTTTACAGGACATGAACCAACAGGAATTCATACAAAAAGTCTTTTCGATGTGTCAGCATCAGATACAGACTAAAAATCCGTACACTGGTGAGTTGATTATGGTTCCTTGTGGAACATGTCCTGCTTGCCGTTTAAATAAGTCGATCCTTTCTCAGAATAGAGTTCATGCGCAGTCTTTGGTTTCTCGTCATGTATATTTTATCACTCTTACTTATGCCCAGAGATACATTCCGTACTATGAATACGAAATCGAAGCTTTGGATGCTGATTTTCTTGCGATTACTGCTCATTGTCGTAATCGTAACCCTATGTATAATACTTATACGTATCGTGGTGCCAAGCATAAGTTAAGGATTCGTGGTCTTGCATCACCCAAGGTAGAGACGTTTTCCTTTTCAGTAAACCGTGATTATTGGATTTCTTATGTAGAGAAATCCGATCTTTCGTTTCATGGAAAATATCCCGGCCTTTCAGGTCGTATTCCTTATCTTTTACATGATGACGTAGCCCTCTATATGAAGCGCGTGAGGAAATATATATCTAAATTAGGAATAAATGAATCAATACACACATACATTGTGGGAGAGTATGGACCCAACTCTTTCCGCCCGCATTTCCATCTCTTACTATTCTTTGACTCCGACGAACTCGCCCAGAGTATTGTCAGAATTGCAAATTCGTGTTGGCGATTTGGACGTGTCGATTGTTCTGCCTCGAGAGGCAGCGCTGAAGACTACGTTAGCGCGTATCTTAATAGCTTTAGTTCTATCCCCTTACATATTCAGGAAATTCGTGCTATTCGGCCTTTCGCAAGATTTTCAAATAAGTTCGGATACGCTTTTTTCGAGCCTTCGATTAAGAAGGCTCAATCGGGTGACTTCGATGACCTCCTTAATGGAAAGAGCTTGCCGTACAATGGCTTTAATACCACTATATTCCCATGGCGCGCGATTATCGATACCTGCTTTTATAGACCCGCTTTACGTAGACATAGCGATATTCATGAACTTACAGAGATATTACGATATGCTAGAAACTTTAAACAAAGACCCGCACTCCAGAAAGCGACCTTGTTCCAGTCTCCCGGAATAATGTATGCATACTTACAGGACTTAGGTCCTTCTGCTGCGGCTAAGTTTATAGAATCTGACTATCCTTTGCATCGCATTCTCTCTTTTCTTAAGCTCGATTATACGAAAATAATTCAGGGAGAACCTTCCGAGGTGCGAAGCTTTCATTCTCGGTTGTATACATTTCTTCGGCAGTCTGAACTATTCCTTAATGGAATTGGTTATACCCTGCTGTCAACACGAGTAGAATATTCGTTAATTAAGAAATCACTTGAAAACTCAATTATTTTTTACAATGAAAGAGAAAGAAAAAGTCTCCAAGATTTATTCCATGATTCTGAAGCTTTTGAGAGCGATTGGTCGGATATTTTTTGGGATCGAAGACAAGAAAAAATCAAACGATTCGTAGATTCGGATTACGGAAATCTTTGCCGTGATAAACTTCACAGCGAGATTCGAAAGCGTATAAAACATAGAGAAATTAATGATGCTGTAGGTATATTCACTAAACAATCTTATAGAAATCATGGCGAAATATAAAGTATATATTTATCAACACAATGCTGATACCTTTATCGAGGATCAGTATTTTTTAGTAGCTACAACCTTTATTAATGCACGTGATGTGGTCGATCTGACTAAAAAAATGAATATATTAAACAAAGTTTTTGATTATGCTTTTGATCCTTTGTATTATACTGATTGTTATCTCGGAGACATCTTCCGAATGAATAGTTTACCGCGTCAAGACAAACCAAAACAAATTAAAATTCCATTCTAATGAGCTTATTTAACATGTCAGCCGTGAAAAATCATCCCAGACGTTCCGGTTTTGACTTATCTAATAGGGTATGTTTCACCAGTAAGGCTGGTGAGTTACTCCCTGTATTTTGGGATATCGTTTACCCCGGTGATTCTTTTAAAATTAAGACCCAGCTTTTCACCCGTACTCAGCCGTTAAACACAGCTGCTTATACCCGTATTCGTGAATATCTGGACTTCTATTTTGTGCCTCTCCGTCTGATTAATAAGAACTTGCCTACTGCCTTGATGCAGATGCAGGATAATCCCGTTCAGGCTACCGGACTATCTTCGAATAAGATTGTGACTACTGAAATTCCTTGGGTACCGGTTGCTGCTTCTGGTGGTAGTGCCTATTCTTCTCTTTCCGGTCTTGCATTTGTTAATAATTCCAGCCCTGCTATTACTGATCTTCTTGGCTTTAATTCGATTTCGCAGTCGGCAAAGTTATTGATGTATCTTCGGTATGGTAATTTTCTCCCTTACGGTACGTCTGAAGAACAAAAGTCTCTTGGTCTTTCTAATACTCTTGATCTTCGGAATTCTGAAAACGCTTCTACTGGTTATTCTTCGTTACATATTCTTCCCCTCGCTGCTTATCAAAAGGTTTATGCCGACTTTTTCCGTTTTACTCAATGGGAAAAAAATCAGCCGTATACTTATAACTTCGATTGGTATTCCGGAGGAAATATTCTTGCATCCTTGACTTCTGATGCTCTTGCAAGAAAATATTATTCTGACGATAATCTTTTCACTCTTCGCTATGCCAATTGGCCGAAGGATATGTTTATGGGAATAATGCCTGATTCTCAACTTGGTGATGTGTCTGTTATTGATAACACTGGATCCGAAGGAACTCTTCCTGTTGGATTATTCGATTTGTCCTCTGGTAAAAACTGTTCCGGATTGATTGCTTCTACTACTACTTCTGCTCCTGTTTCGCCTTCTTTGGAGATGTTGTCTACCTCTACGCTCACTGCTTCTACTAGATATGGTGTTTATGCACAACAAATTGCTGGATTGAGTTCCTCTTTTTCTATCCTTCAACTCCGTATGGCAGAAGCTGTACAAAAATACCGTGAAGTATCTCAGTTTGCTGATCAGGATGCTCGTGGTCAGATTATGGCGCATTTTGGTGTATCTTTAAGTCCTGTTCTTTCAGATAAGTGTGTTTATCTTGGAGGTTCTAGTTCTAATATCGATCTTTCAGAAGTAGTTAATACTAATATTACTGGAGATAATGTTGCTGAAATTGCTGGTAAAGGTGTTGGTACCGGTCAAGGTAGTTTTTCCGGCAACTTTGATGAATATGGTATTATTATTGGCATTTATCATAGTGTACCTCTTTTGGACTACGTGGTTACCGGACAACCCCAGAATCTTCTTTACACAAATACTGCCGACCTTCCGTTTCCGGAATTCGATAGTATCGGTATGCAAACTATTCAGTTCGGTCGTTTTATAAATAGCCGTGCAGTTGGCTGGACTTCTGGTGTAGATTATCGTGTTCAGACTATGGGATATCTTCCCCGCTTTTTCGAATTGAAAACCCGTTACGACGAAGTTCTCGGCGCATTCCGTTCGACTCTTAAGAATTGGGTAGCTCCGCTAAATCCTGCTGATTTGTCCAAATGGTTACAAGCTTCTTTAACTTCCTCTGGAAAACTGGCCTTAAATTTGAATTACGGTTTCTTTAAGGTAAACCCCCGTGTTCTGGATAGTATTTTTAATGTTAAGTGTGATTCTTCAATCGATACCGATCAGTTTTTAACCGCTTTGTATATGGATATTAAAGCTGTTCGTAACTTCGATTACGATGGAATGCCTTATTAATTCTTGTTATTATGGAAAAAGAAGAAAAAAAAGATAAGACAATTGAAACTCCTGCATTGGATGCTGTTAGAGTTTTAAAATCTGCGATTTACTGTCAGGTTGGTCCAGTCGAAAGACTTCGTTATATAAAAGATGATGATGGAGTAATTCATTACGTTTCTGATGTTAATCTCCTCATGAATGCTGAACGTCTTCGTAATCAGATTGGCGAAGAATCGTACCTGAATCTTATTCGTGGAATACAGCCTAAAAAATCTCCGTATGATAATAAATATACAGACGAACAATTGTTCACAGCAATTAAGTCCCGGTTTATACAAACTCCTTCCGAAGTCCTTGCTTGGATTGAGTCCCTTGGATCAGCAGGAGATTCTATCCGCTCTGAGCTTGATGCTCTCGCAGAATCAATGCAATCTACTCAGCAGTCTGAGGCGACTGGTGATTCTGAAAAAACTGCTGAATAATGCCGATTGATCCCGGAACGGCCACTCTTGCTACCGGTGGCCTTTCTCTTGTATCTGGTTTATTCGGTTCCGGAATGTCCAATAAGTCTGTAAAGCGTTCCATTAAAGCCGCTAAAGAGATTAATCAGATCAATAACGAATTTAACGCTTCGGAAGCGTTGAAAAATCGTGATTTTCAAACCTCTGAACGCGAAGCCTCGCAACAATGGAATTTGGACCAATGGAATCGAGAAAATGCATATAACGATCCGTCTGCACAACGTGCTCGTATGGAAGCTGCCGGTTTTAATCCCTATAACATGAATATAGATACTGGATCTGCTTCTACGTCCGGTGCACAGTCGTCTCCCGGTTCTGGTTCTCAAGCCTCTGCTTCTCAGGTGCCTAGTCTTCCGGCTTATACCGGATATACTGCTGATTTTCAGAATATAGCCTCTGGTATAGCACAGATAGGTAGTGCTATTTCCAGTGGTGTCGACGCTAGGTTAACGAGTGCTTATGGAGACGATTTGATGAAAGCTGATATTATGTCGAAGATTGGAGGTAATTCTGAATGGCTTACCGATGTGTATAAACTAGGTCGACAGAATGAAGCACCCAACTTGCTTGGAATCGATCTGCGTAAAAAACGTTTGGAAAACCTCTCTACTGAGACGGATATTAAAGTAGCCCTTGCTCAAGGCACTCTTCTTGGACTTCAGGCCGAAGGTCAGAGAATAGTCAATAAATTTATGCCCGCTCAGCAGCAGGCTGAATTTTTCCTGAAAACTGCTAATGCCTTTGCTCAGTATAAGGCTGGTAAGCTCTCGGAAGCTCAGGTAAAGACCCAGATTAAGCAACAGGCTCTTCTCGAAGCTCAGGCTGTTGGCCAGAAGCTTAATAATAGGATGGCTGAAAGATTGGCTGATTATCAGTTCAAAGCCATGGCCGCTGAGTATCGTGCTAACGCTGCTTATTACAATGGCTTCTACAATGATGCCTGGCAGGCTGGTATGTCTAAAGCTAGTCAGGCTCGGTATGAATCTAATGCTGCCCGTATTGCTGCGCAAATGTCCGAAATCTTTAAAGATCGTGAAAAATCGTCTTGGAAGAATAATCCTACATATTACAACATAGAGGAACTTCTTAAAGGTATTCTCGGAAGTGTTGGTAGTATTGCTGGTCCGCTTTATTTAGGTAATAAAATTGGAGCAGTTAAAAAAGCCGGCAAAGCTGCCGGCGGCTGGAGTTTGTCTACTCCTAATCCCTATTATTATTAATCTCCAACCCCTTCCGGCTTATAGCTGGAAGGGATTCTTGACTCGATTAACATTTTAAAATGTTCTTGTCCCTGACTCGATTAACATTTTATAATGTTATTTAACATTATATTCTTTGGAATTTCATAATAAAATGCTATCTTTGTAATGTAATCAAAAACAAAGGATATGAAAACAAACAAA